GCCAGCATTTAATACTGGTCCTGCTCCTGCATTTGTAGAGATCCACTGCGCTGCAGTTCCTCTACGCTGTTGCATTCTGGTTGCCATTTATGACTCCTTATACTTAGTTATATTATAACAGATAATTAGTTAAAGTTATCTGTTGCTATTCCGCCGTCGTACGTTGCTTCAAATTCTGTAGTGTTGTAAAGTCCAGCACTTACAAGAACTCCAGGTTCATAATAAAACCCAGCATCAATAAATCTACTTACAACTAACCCAGTTCCATCAATTGATGTGTCATGAATATGATCTTGTAGTGTTTCTGCATCTTCAAGTGTTGCAATAGCAATCCATTGACTACTATAATAAACGTGAACACGCTGTGTTACAGTGTCAAACCACAAATCTCCATTATCTGGAGAAATTGGTTGTGTATCACTAACTGGAATTTGTGGTGATCCTACTGCAGTATCTACATATAGTTTTGTTGCTGCATGTGAATTTTCAGTAGGAGTGGCAACTGTAACTGTTGATCCGAAAGTACCGCCGTCGGCTACATCTAAGCCATGCTTTACTTTGAAGTTTCGGTTAGTTGTTATTGATTCAGGTGCCACTCAATACTCCTAGTCTAATTATGCTTCAATATATACTTTGTTTACTTTAACAACAGTATCTGCTGATGCGCCAGTTACTTGAAGAAGAACGTTTCCACCGCTATAAACAGCGTTAGTTGTTCCTAGTTCAGTGTTGCTGATTACATCTGCATACTCTGTTAAGTAAACATTGTTTAATCCATCTACTGTTACAAGAACTTCAATTACTTCAATATTAGTACCTTTTTTCATCTGAACAATATACTTTGCAGATGAATATGTAGTTGCTGACCATGTGTCAATTGTAGTTGCTGAAGTAGATGCTGTTGCTGTAGCAGTACCAAGCAAGGCATCTGTAAGTGTAATAGATCCTGCTGTAACATTTCCAGATCCTGCGTTAACTCCTGCAAATGTTGGTGTTGCTGCTGAATGTAAATCTTGTGGACCAGACAATGTAATTGCACCAGTTGATGCACTTGCAGTAATCTGATTTGCTGTACCAGTGATTGAAAGTACACCTTCATTTGTAACTGCATCACCAGTAATACTAATACCAGTTCCAGCGGTAACGTTTAATGTGTTTCCTGTCTTAGCAAGACCATCACCAGCAACTATCTGTCCTAAACCAGTAAATTGAGTAAATGTAAGGGCTGTAGTTCCTACTGTAATTGCGCCATCGTTAGTTAATACATAACCTTGATCAGCGTTAGCAGTTCCTTCTTCTACAAATACCGCAAAATTTGAAGTAAGTTCAGCGCCTGTATCTGCATCAGTTGAGCGATCTGGAGCACCAGATGCTTTAACTACATAGATACCGTTTTGTGAGCCAGTTGATTGATTCTTAACAAGAACACGATCTCCAGTTGCAAGAGTTACTCCATCAAGAGTATCTCCATTTTCTAGATCAGAAGCAAGTGTTACGTTAGCAGTTGTTGCTGCACGTACTGATGCTTTCCAGTCAATACCCTGTGCTGCTGAATCTACATAATTCTTTGTTGCTGCATCTGTTCCATCAGTTGGTGTTCCAAGACCTGTGATCTTGTTTGTACCCATTGCGATTGCGCCAGTCATTGTGCCACCAGCGGTTGCTAATCTTGTATCTACATCTGCAGTAAATGCTACTGTGCCAGTTTCATCTTTAAATGTAATTGTACGGTCAGCAGTTGGATCAGTGAAAGACAGAGTAGTTTCATGATCATTTGCTGTCGCACCCTCCACAACAATTGATCCATCTGTAATAGATAAACCAGACACTAACGGCGAGGTTAGTGTTTTGTTTGATAATGTTTGTGTTCCAGACTCAGTTACATATCCTGAAAGTGATGGAATATCAGATGTCAACGCTACTGTACCAGTTGCGTCTGGAAATGTAATTGTTCTGTCTTCTGTAGGATTGGTTACTGTAAGTGTAGTTTCATTATTATCTGCGGATGAACCTTCAATAACAATTCCTGAATCTGAAAGTGTAAGTCCTGAAACTACTGGACTTGTGAGTGTCTTATTTGTAAGTGTTTCAGTTCCTGCAAGAGTTGCAAAGTCTTGATCTGTTAGTGCTGTATTAAACTCTGCAATAGTTCCTGTAATTGTGTTTGTAGTTAGTGAAACCGATTTGTTTGTAAGTGTATCAGTTGTGTCTTTAAGAACTACAGTTCCAGTTGCATTTGGAAGTGTAATTGTGCGGTCTTCTGTTGGATCTGTAACAGTAAGTGTTGTTTCAAAATCATTTGCAGTTGCACCTTCAAATGAAATACTTGATTCAAAAACACCAACTGCTGCAGGGGCTGCCCACTCAATTCCGTTTGTCGCTGAAGTGTTTGCTGTGAGCACATGTCCGTTTGTACCCACGGCAAGGCGAGTTACGGCATCTGCACCTGAAGCAACTAGCAAATCACCTTTGGCGTCTACTAATGCTTCTGTTAATATATCGTGTGAGTTAACGGTCGCAGTTGATCCTTCAACTACCAGTCCCGCTTTTACTCTAAAATCTTTTGTTACTGTTGACATCTTTTATCTCCTTGGTTAGGCCTTTAACCCTATACGCAAATAGCGTAGAGTTATAGGTGTAATTCCCCCTACTGGAACAACAGTTAATGAAACTGTATTTCCAGCCCTTGAAACAGAGATGGTGCCAATATTCCCATCATTGTCTATAGTTCCATACTCGCTAACGTTTGTGTTGCTTGCGTCAGCAAGAATACTTAATTCTGTAGCATAGTATTTGTTTGCTCCACCTGCTACATATTTGAGAGAGATCATATATTTTACTGCTCTCCACTCAGTGGCAGAAAAACTATCAAAAACAGTTGAGTTCTCAATACCAGTTATTGTTGACTCATTATTGCCCTCTGAACCAAGATCTGTAGACCTAGCAGAAGTACTATCAATTAAGTCTACATAGTTTTCTTGCGTTGGTCTATCGCCAGTTTCAAACAGGCCCTTAACGTTTGCTGTTGATATCTTTGCCATACCGCAATTATATCATTATATGTTAGAGTATATAGTTATTCACACCAATAACTTGAAGACCAATACCAGGAATATTTGCATTTGCTGAAACAATTCCTATTGTAGTAAATCTAACTCTAAAGGGCAAAACCTCATTAATTTTTATTGAGTTTGCTTTGTAAATTATTTCAGATAATGGGTAGCCAACAGAGTTTACATTGTTTACTTTTTGATTATCTGTATCAACGATTACAGCATAAGCCATTATGACTCTTGACCGTTTGTAATGTCCTCAATGATTGTTAGGGTTCCACGAGCAACCGTCCAAACCCTAGTTGCATCACTTAATTCAATATCAAAAATATCACCTGTGTTAAGACTTCTTGACTCTGCAGATGTTACGGATACTGTAAATTCTCCATCCCCATCCTCTGCTGTGGCTACTGGATATAATGTTAATACGCTTGTTGGATTTGCATCATTAAGATTACCCGCTACCGTCGGTCTTTTAATTTCCATTTCAATTGTCCACTCAGAAATTACTAATGGCTCTTTGTCATCATCTGTTACAAATACCCGAAATGCTGCGGTATCACCTTTTACAAGCGTCCAGTTTACGGTTGGTGGGGTAGATCCAACAGAATATGAACTTTGTGATTGATTTCTAAATGTGGCCATAACTTAATTATTATACCACTAACTAATGATAATATTATAAATATTTTTTATTTTATGCGGGTATTTGACTCAAAAGGTCAAACAATGGTATAATTAATGTATGCTACCTACTTGGTAGCATTTGTTCTCTAGGAGGTAATTTACAATGAGAGAATCTAATGCTTGGCTAGGGGTATTTACGTTAGTTATTTGCAGTACCGTTTTTGTGGGTACCGCAAAGGCTACAAATGAAAACAACTTACTAATTAAAGAGTCTGTCAAGTCTGCCACCCAACAGGTGGCTTTTTTGGTTTCTAAAGAGAAAAAATTAGAAAAGTATGAAAATGCTCATAATTTAACTGATGAGCAACTGGTGGATATGCTACGTCATGTAGGGTTTGAAGGAAAGACCTTGAGGTCTGCTTGTGCTATTGCAAAGGCAGAGTCTAATGGTCGCCCTCTTGCCTTTAATGGTAATGTAAAAACTGGAGATAATTCCTATGGTGTATTTCAAATAAATATGCTTGGAGAATTAGGGTCAGATCGTAGAGATAAGTTTGAGTTAGACTCAAATGCTGAGTTATTAAACCCAGTAGTCAACGCACAAATTGCTCTTCATATGACTAAGGGTGGAAGAGACTGGTCTGCATGGAGTTCCGTAAATGGAAAGCGATATCAGGAATGGTACAACAAGTATCCATGTAAGAAGTAACTATTTAAAACCATACCCCATCATTAATTTGGTGGGGTATTTTTATTTTGTTATTTTATCTACATTGTCCCAATACATTTTATAAAAATTATCGTCATAGGAAAATCTTTTAATATGTTTTGCTATTGCCCCAGTATGAGCATAAAGTTTTACTCCAGCCTTTTTTACTTTTCTAAAAAATACAATATCTTCTCCAATAAATTTATCTCCAAGATTTTGTTCCTCAGCAAACAGTGATTGATCTGGAAAAGCCTTTCTTAATTTAGTAACAACAGATTTATTCATCAATACAAGACCCATTCCAGCACAATCAACCTCTATTAATGTGTTTTCTGGAAGTGGATGAATATGTTGTATTTCATAATTACTAACATCTTTAAATATGCACGGCATTGGCTCCATTAATGATGCTTCTGTCTCTTTAGATATAAAATAAATTCCAGTAATTATTTCAAGTTTATTTTCTTTTATTGCATCGCATAAAGTGGTGAGTATCTTTGGTGTAAGAACAATGTCTGAATCTATCCACAATACCCAATCTGTGTCTATCTTATCAGCCCAATAATCTATTAAGTTTTGTCTTTGTCTACCGATTTGATTTCCATGCACTCTTATTGAAGAGGTTATCGGCATATCGGTTGTAGAAGAAAAAAGAGTAGTTCCTATAATTCCTTCAGCAAACTTTCCATCAACTAAGCCATTATCGCACCAGGCAATAGTAATTAAATTTTCTTTTGTATTCAAGTTCCACCCCTTTTAAAAATTTTATTATGCTGGAGAAATAAATGTTCCATCAACGTAAGTCCATCCTGGAACTACGTTAAAATACTCAATACAGGTTTTTCCTGTAGATTCCTCTGCTTGTTCTTTAGATTCGCTAACAATAAAATCTACTACTTTTGCGGCATCTATTACGGCAAATGTTTTCATTCTATACTCCTTTCACAGCCATTTTGTATTATATTATATCAAATTTTATTATGATATAGTTTTTATTGCATTGCCCAACTTTTTTCAGTTTGATCCACATATGCTCTGGTAAAACTTCCGTCAGAATATGTGTCTCTAATTGCTGGAACAAAATATTCAACACATACTTGTCCTGCAGAAATAACACTATTTGCTGTTTCTATACTATCTGCTGTAATGCAGTTAATCACATTGCTTCCTTGAATTATTGCAAATGTTTTCATATTATCTAAAATCCTTTCTTGACCAAAATTGTTGTTTATAAGAGTTAAAAATTTTAGTTCTTAACTTCATATTGTTCAAACCTTGTTCTTTTATTTCTTTTTCGGATCCAATTTTATGTTTCCAAGAATCTCTTTTAAAAGGAATTACTTGGGCAATTGGTGTTCCTGCTCCTATTATACCCTCCCATTTTACATCATTTAATATAAATGGAAAATTAACTGGCGGGGTATAAGTATCTGTATCAACTATTCCTTCTAAAATTGTAAAAATATTGTTTGGATTATGCAATGGTGGTAAAAATAATGTTGAGTAACCAGGTGGTGTTTTGATTGAATATGGACTGTTCCATTTAGCATATGGTGCCCCATTTTGCAATGGATGCAGGGGTGCTTGAATTATTGGGTGAAAATAAATTGGATCTTGTGATGCCCAAGAATAGAACGGAAGACCATCTTCTTGAGTTATTTGAACATCAACTTGAGTATAAAGAATATAGCCAGCAGTTATAGCATCAAATACTGGTATACATTTTTTAATTGTATGTGGCGTTTGAAGCGTTTTATCATCAGTAATAAATGTTTTACCACGATTTCCAACATATTCTTCTGTATTTTTATACCAATTTGGAACTTCTTTTACTGCTGGCTTGGGTGGAAAAAAATCCAACCCAAGCACATTAGTAAATATTATTTCTTTTGACATCTATCTTCCCCCTAAAAAAAATTTTATGCTAGATAGATTACTGCGGTTCCACCACTTCCAACACCGCCATTGCCAGTTCCGCCACATGAACCATCAAGACATCCTTGACCGCCACCGCCACCGCCACCGCCACCATTATTTGCTGGTGCAGCACCGCCACCGCCTCCTGGACTACCAGTTCCAGTATGTTTTACTCCACTTCCACCGCCACCGCCAGATCCGCCACCATATGAACCACCGCTACCGCCTGGGCCACCATTTCTTGTTCCATGGTAGTTTGAACCTCTAGCGCCACCGCCTCCGCCACCGCCACCGCCTCCGATAGCAAATGATAAATTAGTTAATCCAATTGAATTTAATACATATGGAGATGCTGGAGAAGGTGCACCGCCTCCGTTACCGCCTCCGCCGTTCCAGGATGGCCAACCGCTACCACCACCACCGTTACCGCCAGTTCCGCCAGTAGATGAGAAAGTTCCTGAATTTAAATTTGTAGAAGATGTTCCAGCAGCACTAGTCGTTGCTCCAGTTGCTGTAATAATATCAACAGAGGCTGGAGATGTAATTTTTGATGTTCCACCAGCAGCGGCAATTGTAATGGTATAAGTTGTTCCAGCAGTCACAGCAACATCTTTTGCTGCAATTACTCCTCCACCAAAGCCACCACTACCACCAGTATAACCACTACCAGAAAAACCAGATCCTCCACCACCAACGATAATTGCAGTCATGCGAGTTTTTCCTTCAGGAATAGTATAGGTTCCAGTGGCTGTAAATGTTGTTGTTACTCCGTCATACGGACTTGGAATTGTAACTGAATTTGATGTTATTGCTGTTCTTGCTAAACCATTTGCATTTTGTGGCCGAACTGTGGTAGTATAAGTTTTTCCACCTTGTGATCCAAGACCAGTGACAGTTTCTGTGGTTTGGCTTGTGGTTGTAGTTGTTACAGTTGTTCCGCCATTAGTTGAAGTTGATGTTACTACTGTAGATGTTGCTAATGCTCCTTTTGATGATAGTGCATAAGTTACTGTTACGTCTGTAGTTGTTGATGATGTTGCTATTGAAACAGTTGTTGCCTCTGTTGGTCGTGCAACGCTAGTTACTGTTCCAGTGGTGTTTATGTATCCTTGTGCCATTATACTATCTCGCTTCCGAATATATTAAAATTAACTAATCCGCTATAAGACTCAACACTAAGAATATCTGCTGCATTTAGTGTAAGTCCAACAGTCATTATTAGTGTATCTAATGCTGGTATTGTTAAATCATAAGCAATAAATTTTTCGTCTCCAGAGACTACTTCTGCTGCATCTTTTCTAATCGCAATTCTATAAGTAGTTGCTGTGGGTCCAAGATTACTTACCATTATAGAAGAAATAACCGCTTCTGTGCTTGATGGTACTGTGTATCCTGCAGTTAGTGTATTTGCTGCTGGCTGAACCTGACCTAAAACTTTATAAGATACGGCCATTTTTTATCCTCCCATTAACATAAGGTTTGTAACAATTGCATCTGGTGCATTTTGCCATGACACTATTGTACCATCTGTTTGTAAAAATTTTCCAGCATTTCCCGTTTGTGATGGTATAACTCCAGCCCATGCAGAGCCACTGTAGTATTGAAGTTGATTTATTACATTGCCAGAACTATCTTGTCTAATAACACATATTGATCCTGCGGTTGGAGAGGTAATTGATGCATCTCTTGCTGCTGGATTAAGATAATTATTTATACCTTTTTTTGCAACCAGGGATTCAAGCATTGTTACAGCAGATAAATAACTCTGTAGACCAGCCCATTCAAAGGTTCCAGATGTATCTGTCTTACCAGATAATTCATACCATACATCGTCTGCTGCGTTATATATATATCCTGGCTTGCCGTCGTAATTAAATGATGTTGGCACTAAATCACCTGATTAAAAGTGCTAGTATCGCCATTGTAGACATACATCTCAAGAGGGCTTGATCCTTTTTTAATCCAAATAACTCCGTTTGCCAATCCAGTTGTTGGCTGTGTTGCCGTATAAACAGATGTTGCTGATATATATCCCACTGGCGCTGCTGCATCTTTATCTACCCAAATATATCCATTTGGAATTGTTGCAGAGAATGCTGTAAAGTTTGCTGCAACTGGTGCAGAGTTTTGTGCTGAAGATATATTTCTTGCTGCTAATTCTAATGCAACTTGATCATTTATCTGATTTTGTAAATCATTAATTGTGTAAGCAATAGATGGATTTAAAAGTTCTTCTGGATCTGTTTCTGCGGTGTCAAAATCATATGACCCATAATGATACGCTTTTAATGCATCTTGAATATTAGCATCATCAATTAATGCTGGAATTTTGGTTGGTACTAAACTTCCTATATTTTCTACAGCCATGTGGTCACCTCTGTAAAGATTATACCATTTTTATATCAAACTATAGATATGAATAGGTGTACAGTTTTACTTCCAGTAAGTGCTGACCAACTACCGCCACTATATTGAACTGCGTCAAAATTTATTACTAGGTTTGTTCCAGCCCCTGCTAAAGCAGGTATTTCCATTGATGAAGCAATTGGATTTGCTCCTTCAATCTGAAACTGGACATTGAAATTTGAAGCGGTAAGTGGTGAACCACTAACTGTCACTATATTTGATATTGGAATAGTTATAGAACCAGCACCAGATGTAAAAGATATTGTTTCTACAGAAGAGTAAATTGCTGGACTTACCTTTAAAACTTGAACCCAAGTATTTGCACCAGCCTGAGAGATATACTGATACATATACCCATAATTTTCTCCTGGGGCGGTATTAATATACATGTCATTTAAAATTAAAGTATTTCCAAACAAAACACCGCTTGATGTTAACGCATTAGGTTCTCCAGAACCAACAATAAATTTACTGCCACGAGTTCCTTGTGGACCAATATCAACTAATAAATCAATTGAATCTGGTGGTCCTATAACAACGACATCGTCAGTATTTAATAATACATCAACCATTATGAATCATCTGCTCCAGTAATGTCATCTGTTACTGTTATTGATCCAGTTAAAAGTGTATAAACTAATGTAGCCCCAGAATCTATTTGAACATCATATACGTATGTCCCAGCAGCAAGGTCTTCGCCAGCCCCTGGTAAAATTGTGCAAGTTACAGTATCTGCAGATCCATCAACAACTGCTTGCATTTCATATTGAGTTTTATTTTCACCTCTTTGATTTGCAACAAAAAAATCTGCGCTATATCCTGTTAAGTCAAAAGCGTCACCGTTTGCAGTTTTTGGACGGATTACAAATTCATACCTATCACCACGGTAGTAATTAAAATTATATGTGCCTGGAAATGCCATTATTCCTCCTATAACATTATACCATTATGATACTGCAATATATATGCCTTTTAAGACTACTGAGCATTCACTGTCTGATCTAATCTCTGGTTTACCGCCAAAAGTTTTTATGTTGTTGTTTAAGATATAAAGGGTTTGACAAAAAGAAAAATCATATGTGTAACGATACTTTAGATTTCCTAAATATCCGACGGTAGAATTATCATCATCTACAGAAAAAGTCCTTATCCAAACCTCTGTATTAGTTGAATAAGTTTCTATTTCTAGTTCATATCTTATGTCAACCTTTGCTCCAAGATTGAAGGTTTTATAGTTTATTTTTCTTGCTGAGTCAGTTATAAAAGATACACAGTTTTTAGGAAGATAGGTTTCAATAGAATTTGGTTTGTCTATTTTTAAGAATAGATCTACCCAGCCATCTTCGTTGCCTCTATCTGGACCTACTCGTATTTTTTCCATATTTAGGCTTTGGTAATATGCCCATCCAGGATATTGTTTTGAGGGGCTGTCATACGCTTGTCTTATACCGCCAGGCTCTCCAGGATCACCCTTTGGTCCTTTTGGACCTTGTACTCCCTGATCGCCCTTATCGCCTTTAGGTCCGTGTGGTCCCGTATCACCCTTTGGCCCCTGTAGTCCTTGTTCGCCCTTTTCACCTTGCATGCCTGGAACAGCAACATACTCTGTATTTACAGGTGTATCAATTATTTCTGAATACTTTTTTTTCTTACTAGGAAACTCCATGCTTTTAGCCATGAATTGTCCTGACTACTTTATTTTTGTCTTAAAAACCTTTTTGCCAATTTTAACAATTGGAGGAATATTTGAATTGGGGGTAGAAATTTTTACAACTGGCATTATAGACTTCCCCCAGGAGTGACATTTCCAAGTACACAGATTGTCCCAACTACTGGAGTCCAGATCGTGTCTTCTTCTCCACTACCACCAGGAATTGTAACTTGAAGGTCAAATTGTAATTCTGATACTACGCTTTTATATTGAGTTCCCCAGTTACCAGCGATATCTGCAGGTATAGAAATAATTGCATATCCATCATCCTCTGTTACTGTAAGTTCATCAAGAACTTCTCCTGTAGGATCATAGGCTGTAGACAGGTATGTCCAGCCATCTGTATCATAAGCGGTTGTTTCGTCATCTTCAAAAAACTCTACCTTTAAGGTCGCATCGTTTCCACGGACTACGGTCCATTGAATATTTGCTGGCGAGGCGCCATATTTTTCTACTGTAGGAGCACACATGATAACTGATTATACCATTAAATTGTTAAACTAAGTTCTTTTTTATTTCCTCTAAAACTCTTTTTTTCATGCTTGTTTTGTTAAATAATTCATAAAGTTCTTGCATTGGAGTAAATGGAATAATATTTTTATAATTTGTACAGGAAGAAGAAAGACTGACCAGTTCTTCTGTTACTTTAAATTCTTTAAATATAATTGGTCTATCTGTTTTAAAATTTAAATAGCCTATTGGCTCTCCAGCCTTGAACGTGACGTTCCTCTTGTTTTCCCATAACTGATATATTAAAACAAATCCACGAAACCATGAAGATATGTCTATTTGTGCTGATGACAAGAAGCCATATTCTGGCTGAGAGGTTTGATGCATATATGGTGGTGTAAGTTCAACGAGTAGAGGTTCTTCAGAGAAAAAAAATGATGAATAGTCAAAATCTACACTAAAAGTGTTTTCAATAGATGGTATTCTTTCACCAAACCAATTTGCGTATTTACATGAGGGATCAATTGATCCATCCTCCATTAACTTAATGTCTGCGTCAAATGGGGCCTTTATCATAAACACGTTTTTAGTGTGAGTGTGTAAGGCAGCGCATAGTTGATAATTGCCAGGAGTTAATTGTTTTATTGGACTTAATGGAAATGAAAAATTTTTTAGTCTTCTATTTCTAATTTCATTTATTAATGGAATTGGTTTCATATCAAGCAGAACCATTTGCCCCTGTCTAAAAGTAAGGCTGTCTGGAGACCAATAAACAATAATTGGATTTTTTTTATCTTTTTTCACTTTTTTAGTATATCACAAAATAGGCTGAACACCTAGACGCAGTGGGGTGGGGGGTAGTATCTAGGTGCCAGCATAAAAATTATAACATTGTATTATTGTAAAACGGACATATTATAACAAAACGTTATAAACCAGACATTGAAAAATAATTGTTATAAAATTGTTATAGTCAATTTTTAAAAAGTATAAAAACCAGGGTATTAGTAGTGTATACTTAAAATATATAAAGAAAAAGAATAACTAGCAAGTAAAGTATTAAGATATCTTATATATTATATATAGAGAATTATTTTTTAGAATGATCTTTAAAATGTTCAACCAAAAGATCAAATAATTTGTCAGTTTTTTCCTCTAGGCGATTAACGGAATCTTTTAAACTTGATCCAGAATTCGGCTTAAGTTCGTTTAAATAATGTTTTACGAGCCAACGAATACCGCCTGCAACAATAGTTACAATTGTGAGAACTGTTAAAATTAATCCTGCCCAGTCTTGAGGTGACATAGTTAGTATATTATATCAGTATTTGAGATTAATTTTAAAATATTATTGATTTGTCCAAAGACCAAGAGAAGAATTATAAGTAAGGACATCTCCATTTTGAGGATCTGTAATTTGAACATCATGCATCCATTCAAGATGAAAGTTTCCAGGAAAAATTCTAATAGCCATTTGTCCTGAACTAGCATGCCTAATGGTTGTAAAAGCAACTGCCAAATCATGTTGTGGTCTTACACTTGTAAGTTTTCCTGCAACAGTAGGATGTGCATAAAGTATGGTTCCAGCAGCCCAGTCTTCGTCTCCAACAGCAAGTCCACTAGGAGAAGTTCCACGAGTATCAAGTCCAGTAAGTGTTCCTAAATGCATCACGGTTCCATTTATACCAGTTGTAATATTTGTTGTAGCAATACCCATAACTCTTAATTCAGAGTCTTGTAAACCAGTTGTTTCAAATGGCTCAACATCAATTCTTCCACTAGGTTCAGCACCTACTGCACTAACCAATGTTCCTTTAAGAATTGTTGATCCAGTATTGTTTCTTACTAAGTAAGTTCCACCACCATCTGCACCTGCAGGTCCTTGTGGTCCAACCTCTCCTGGATTGGTAAAACGTGCCATTTTTATGGCTCCAAGTTAGTTTGAAGTGTCGCAGCGATCATTGCATCAATTGAAGAAATAGCATACAAAAAGTCGGGAGATGCTAGTTCAAACGAAATTGATTGGTTTGGAGAAATTCTAAATCCATAATTAGAAGATGTTACTCCTTCACTGCCAATATAAATATATCCAGTTTCATTAACATTTTGAATTGTAAAATCTAAGCCACCGTGTGCGCCAAGTGGAGTCAAGCGAGTAGCAGAAGTATTGCTAAGTGTGACTAGTGAATGCGCTGTTGCCATAAAATAATTATATCTTATTATTCGGCGGGGATTTAAATTAAGCCGAAAATAGAATATCAAACCATCATAAGACATAAAATGTGTGACACACACAATAATGTCTAACTGGATGTAATATCTATGTTTGCTTAATATCCCGATATAGGATATAATGGATTGTGCTAGATAACATTAAGCAAATCCTCATTGAAGGTTTGACAAGTAAACTAAAAATACATCATAGCGTTTACAGACTTCCTTGTACCAGCGAATTTCTAGAAGAACTTATCGCCAACACTTTCACAGAGAATGGTTTGATAAACGACTGGCAGCCTAATAGAAGCCATAGCATCAGCGTAGACATGTCTTTAGAGTCAGGCGAGAGTTTCTCTATTAAATCTGGAGTATACGCAAATAACACACTAACCTTCTCTGGATCCAGGCTAGGCAAATATCAAACCTTAGATGCCATGATATCTAGCGTAGTGGATAATAGTGCTAAGTATTATGTGTGTCTTGCTAAAGCCGACCAGGATTGGTCTTCTGTCCCCGCCGAAAATGAGGTTAAAACTTATTATTTATTTATATTTGATTCTCAAACCTTGATATATGATAGTGGGGTTTGGAACAAAGTTCAAACCAAGTCTGGAGGATATAACTACGTTATGGAGTCTATAGGTTTATCTGCTAGAATTAATACTAGTATGTCGTCACAATTATGGACCAGTGTTAATGAGAGTCTTATTGGTGCCCCGACAAAATTGGAGATCTTGTGAGTGATAGAGAATGTGGCACTTGCACTAAATGTTGTGAAGGTTGGCTAAAAGGAAATATTAAAGGTCATGAGATGTATCCTGGTAAGCCATGTTTTTTTGTTGAAATTGGAAAAGGCTGTAAAGATTATGAGAATAGACCAAAAGAGCCATGTAAAAGTTTTGAATGTGGCTGGATAACAATAGATGAAATGCCAGAAGAATTTAAACCAAGCATGTCTGGAGTTATAATGAGTAGGTATGAAAATAATGGAAATCCATATATAAGAATAAATAAGGCACCAAATAATCCGACCGAGCAATACTTGTCTTGGGCTGTTGTCCATGCTGTTTCTAATAAGTATAATCTTCTTTGGGCTGTTGATGATAAGAGTTGGTGGATAGGAAATGATAAATTTTTAAAACAAATGGCGATTGAGAATCCAGAATGAACGAAGATGTGAATTTTTTTGATTTATTTAATCCTAATAAAGAAAAATCTCCAGAAGAGTTAGCAGACGCAAGATTTGAGATTTGTTTGGGTTGTGAACATTTAATTCAACTTACCAAAACATGCAAAAAATGTGGTTGTTTTATGAAACTTAAAACTACATTAAAAGATGCTAAATGTCCTGTCGGTAAGTGGTAGTGTATAATGAATAATATGACAAAAGAAATACGAAAATAAAATAATGGAAAATAATTATATTTTTTTATCAGGAATGCTTAGAACTGGTTCTAATTTATTATCCTCAATTTTAAATCAAAATGATTTAATACATTCTGAAGGAATTTCTCCAATGTGTAGTATTCTTTGGGATTTTCATTTATCAATTTCAAACCAAAGAACAAAAAATGAATTATTAGCAGTTGACAAAAATAATGATGAAAAAATTAAAAAAATAGTAAGATCAATTTTTGATTCTTATTATGAAAAAGAAAATAAAATTATTTTTGATAAAAACCCATCTTGGACAATAACCTCAAATATTGAATTATTAAAAAAATATATTGATAAAAAACCTAAAATTATTGTTTTAACTAGAGATGTAGAGGATGCTGCAAAATCCTATATTGATATTTTATTGCAAAATGATTATTCTCAAGCCGATGCAGAGCAACTTGTTTTTAATTTTGATGATTATGGATCAAACCCATTAATGAGACCTCTTGCTGGAGTTATGAATTCTAAAATTAATAATGACTTAGCAGATTTTTTCTTTATTGATTATGATGATTTAATTTCTAGTACCGAAAAAATTATTAACGACTTATATGATTTTTGTAATATTCCTATTTTTAAACATTCATATTCTAATATTAAAATAAAATATTCAGAAAATCCTGATTATATTTTAAAAAATATAATTGAAGTTAGACCAGAAATATCTAAAAGAAAGATTGATGTATCGTTATCTGAAAACGCATTAAAGAAAATAAATGATATTAATTCTTTGTTAGATAAAATAAATATAGATCCAAAAAACAAGGACACGATTAAAGAGTTTGAAAGTTTTTATGCAAATAACACTTATTAATATTTATATAAAATGATATAAAAATATTTAAAAATAAAATTTTTACTCTTCAAATGAAACTTGAGTCTCCATTAGTTTGTTGAATTTTTCTTCTTCAATTTGACCACACTGACAGGTATCACAACATTTTGTTGATTTAGTTGTTTCATTTACGATGTTCATACCTTTTGGAGTATGCCTATTCCATGAGTCAGGATATTTAGATTCCATATTCCTCCATGTACTTTAAACGTTCGTTGTATTTTTCTATTGATTCTTTGTTTAAACGTTCTTCTATTTCAAATGGTATTTCGTCTTGGATAATTTCTCCGTTACCCGCTTCTTCTGGGAACAGACTTGATTCAAAGTTATCTAGGATTCCCATATTAATCACAGGTTGAACAGTAGTTGTCAACGCGAAGGTTGTTTTTTGCAACCCAGATAATTCTGCTACAGCGATAGCAAGACCTCATAGAGTATTTCTTCTCTCTACGGTCTCTGCGAATCTCTAGTCCTAGTGCATACATATATTTATTTTACCATACTTGAAGTACTTCGTCAAATGGTGTATACTATAAATATAGATGGGGGTAGTATGATATTTCACAAACACTTATTAATCAACGCTAAAGTTGAAAAGCCTATGAAGACTGAAGGTCAGGCAATGGCTTTCTTAGAAAAACTAGTTGAACGCATTGATATGAAGATTATCAAAGGACCTTTTGCCTCTTACGTTGACAAACCAGGCAATCGTGGACTTACGGCTATTGTAATGATTGAGACTAGCCATATAGCGTTTCATATATGGGATGAAGAAGATCCAGGATTAATGCAGTTTGATTTATATACCTGCGGAGAATTGAATCTGCCTTCAGTGCTGCTTGCAATTAGGGAACAGTTTAACATTATCTCTATGGATTATAATTTATTTGATAGAGAAAATGGATTCGTTCTGGAAGATAGTGGCTCTTATCCAGAAGCATCCCCTGACTACAAAATCTGAAAAAATTTTCATTTTACAAAAATCTGAATATTTTTCTTAGATGTATGATATGTAAATTTAAAAATAAAAAATAAAAAAAATAGTGAGCACACTACTCTGACTCTGTATAGTGTGCCCTATCATAGTTAGCAAGTGTCCCACCATTTTCTAGGTGGGCTTGCCTTCTCAGTTGCTCAGCAGAATACTCAGCCACTACTTATCGTTTCTAATTAGTCTAATAGAATAAACTAATGCGATAGAGCCAACGAGTAACCATGTAGGTAACTCTACTTGCAAACCTATGCTATCAGCATAGATACTAATAAAGTCTAAATCAATATAGAACTCCACTATGCTACCTGCTCTATCTTATGCACCAAGTATTCAAACTTTAGTGGTGGATTTACTGAATTGAATTCATCAATAATCTTGATGATATCCTTAATGCTATTAGCGGTTAGCGTACCTTTTTGCAGGCTACCCTGCCAAATTGAGTAAGTGATTTTCATTTAGTTGTTCTCCTCTACATTGTATTGAGCAGTTAGAAATGCGTTAGCAAATCCTAATGCTTCTAGCAGAGGTAAATCCTCACGCTTGTATTGTGCTTGTTGCACTCTGCGTAGTTCATCTACTAGATGACCTCCACCATGTTGAGCAACATCTGCTCTTAACTTATCAAAGTTAACTGTATTCATTTTAGTTCTCCTTTCAAGAGACTTTCTTTATACCTGCAATTCTAGCAGGAGGGTCTGACATTTTGAGTGCTTTATTCGCTAGGCTCATTGTGATTTGTATCACACTTACTTGCTAGGCTCACGCACTAAACTTTCTATATTTAATTTGATACTGGTATCCTATCAGAGATAATCCTAAAAGTCAAGGGGCAACACGGCGTGTCGCATGTGGTGTTAGTCACATAGACAAACAGTACAAATCGGACATTGACTCGGGGATTTTTTGAGTTATCCACATGATACAGATCACATCTACGAATCACGCTTAAGTTATCCACATGACATACATCACAGGACACGATGTCCGTTTTGTCCTACCTACTGGCTAGTAAATGTCAGTGGTAGGTGTTATACTTCTAGTATAAAGAAAGTTGAGAAAGGTTCTCAAACTAGAAAGGAATTCAAATGAATTCAAATGTAATAATCCAAGTGTGTAAATCACACGTTCCAAATAAGTCTGCTATCTCAGACGTTAATGATGAGCAATTCACTTTTTGTGAAGTTTGCGAAAGTAATATTGAGCGTTGGTATAACGATACTGACCCTGAACGTCTACCAATGTGGACATCTTGGCAGGTGTCTAAATGATAGATTTATTTTGTAAAGTGTGTGATGGCTTTGTGCTATCACTTCCTGCTGATGAAGCAGAATACTTAACTGTTAAATGTTCTAGTTGTTGGGAATAATTAAATGTTAAAAGAAATAAAAAATAAAATAATTCGTATTCAAGAATTGCGTCGTAGTAATGCTGCGACTGCGATCCCATCAAAGAAAAATTATTCTAGAAAAATAAAACATAAAAATAAATTGCAATAAAAAACCCGAGGGCGTTTTGTACTAAATGTCCGTTTTACGTTTATGTGTTTAAGATCACATAAAAATCTGTCCATATTTTGAGATTTACGGCGTGGCGATTTGATTTTGTCTGCTAATTCTGATAGACTTACGGAGTAATAAAATAAAGAAAGGAAGTGGCTAACAATGGCTAACTTATACACAATAGAAAATCTCCTAGTGGGAAAAACTTATAACTCTAAAACTTTGCGTGGAGAAATTATCTCAGCAGAGAAATCTCCTCAGCCAATTTGGTATGGAGAAAATACTGAACCTTATTTGGTTTCTGTTTATTCTAACGGCTCTTATAAATACCGCACAATTGCGGTGAAGGTTGGTGAGTAAATGGGATATGTAGAAATCTTTCGCCTTGATAATCAGGGCGCTGGCTGGGTTGACCTCTCTGAGGCTACCCCGCAAGAATTGCTTGACCTAGAAATTGGTCTATTTAATGAAGGGGCTTTGTGAGGTAACTCACACCCCAACACGCCCCCCTAAAGTGGAAAATGTCAGCGATAACTGATAGAATAACAATTCAAACAATAAACGAAAGGTGGTCAGAAATGACTTATACTGTAAAACTAGAAACCTTTAATGGTGCTGTAAAAAACATAACCCTACCTTCTCAAGGTGCGGTTGCTCAATTCATAAACACTTACCCAAACCAATTACCTGTTGGCGTATCTGTAAAAGTTGCTTGCGATGTCTTAGGCGTTCGTGGCACTCTTAGAGGAAAGGCGTTAGCATAATGATAAACTCTGTAATGGCTTTTGACTGTGATGAGTGTAATGGTGCTGGTCTTATCTTTTGGGGTAATGACCTTGACTATGATGTAGAAAAATGTCAATGCGAAGATTTCGCACTTGGAACTTTATTTACTAGCGGAGAGGCTAACTAATGACTAGAAAAGACTACATACAAACCGCAAACATTCTAAAAAGTTTTGTAGATGAAATTCCACAAACTACTTATGAGGATTTAGTAGATACTTTTGCTGAGTGGTTCAAATCTGATAATGATAATTTTGATTTCGCAAGATTTGAAAAGGCTTGCGGTATTGATG